ATACTATATATAATAGTAGGGTAGTTAACTGGGCAAGCTTCAGTTTTAATAATGGGTTCACTAATCATTACATATCTAAAGATGAAATTTTAAAACCTTATTTAATTTCCGTTATGTATTATGATACAATTGACTATGAAGAGATTTTATTACTTATAAACCATGTACAAAATCCATTTGATTTAAGAGCTGGGGACAATTTAAAAATACCAAAACTAAAAGATATAAATCAATTTATTCTGGATAATAGAAAATGAAGATAAAAGAGTTTCATTATGCAAAAATAGTTAGTAATAAGGATAGTGATGAAGCAGGAAGAGTATCTATAAGAATAGCCCATTTACATGACAAAGTTACAGATGATTTACTCCCGTGGGCAAAACCTTTTGCATCTGGATTCGGTGGATCAACTTCATTTGGTAAATCAGAAATTCCAGAAGAAAATTCTCTTGTGTGGGTATTGTTTGAAAATGAAAGAGATTTTTTAATTCCTTATTATATTGCTGATGTTAATTTAAATGAATTTCACCCACATTCTCTTTTTTATGACAATGTAAAATCCAGTATAGATGGATTTTCTTCATCCTATCCTGATGTAAAATATACTTACTATAAAAATGGAATTTGTACTGCAATAAGTTCAAATTCAAGCAGTCCTGAAATCGTGATATACCATCCAAAGGGTTCATATTTATTTATAAATAGTTCTGGAGATATCTTATTAAATGGTGCAACAAAAGTTGATATAACTACAAAAACAGATATATCATTAAGTAGTGATACTAAAATTGACATAACTTCTAAAACAGGCATAAATTTAGAAACAGGGTCTACCACAACCGAATCAATGGTACTCGGCACAAAACTTACAACTTTCCTAAATAGTTTATTAGCTGCAATAGCTTTAATTAAAAGTACTGCCCCCGGAACTCCTGTTGATGCATCTTCTGTTGCTGCATTGTCAGCAATGATTCCTACATTGCTCTCTACTTTAAATAAAAACAATTAAATTTATAACTAATAATTATGATACACACTCAAGATATAGACCCCTATGCAAAAGAAACTGAAAATGGTACAGCTTTAGAGTATCTTGATTCAAATGCTATTCATTCTGCTCTTTATAATTTTGTAACTTCAAGTCGAGGGGATTATATTTATAATCCTGGTGTTGGGGGCATTATAGATAGATTATTATTTAGATCAATGAATAAAACAACATTAGAAGATATTTATTTTATTCTTTATACAAATATAACAAATTATTTTACCCCTTCTGTACGATTACTATCTGTGAATGTAATTCCTGATTATATGAATAAGATAGCACAAATAGTAATTACATACCAGATAAACACCGGAGAAATTTTATCAACTGATGTGTTTGTAAAAACAGAGGCAGATGATAATAGAATAGAATATTATGTAGTAGATTATGTTGGAGAGAATTTATATAATTTTTGTTTAGCTAAAAAATCTGATATGTGGAATCAATTCTTAACATATGATCCTGATATAGAATATTGGATTTGGGGTTTATATAAATTTATAAATTTAACAACCTCTGATGAATATTTTGATTTAATTTTAAAAGTTTGTAACACATAGGTTTTATAAATATATGGATTTTTCTTTTGATGGATTAAAATTAGTTTTACAAAAACGATTATCTGCCTTAAGTGAGTGGGCAACTACATTATATTATTCCACGTATGATAGAATAATTGATATAATTGCTTATTGTAATCGTAAACTTTGCTATGAAGCAGAATTCTTATACAAGGAATCAGCATTAAAGACAGCAACATTAAGAAGCTCTATCACTGATCAAGCATATACTCTAGGATATACCCCTTACAGAAAAAAGGGAGCTTATGGTACATTATCTCTAAGTGGTAGTTCAACTTTTAGTTCATCATATGTTTGGGATGGAAATAATATAACTATCGCAAGATGGAAAAAATTCTCAAATAAAAATAAATCAGTAAATGTATACTGTACAACTTCAACTGTTTATTACTCTGGGATTGTAGGCTCTTTAAGCATTTCCGTAAAAGAAGGGGTGCCTAAATCATATACTTATATTGCTAAAGGGGATGTGAATGAAGAAATTTATTTGTATTCTACAAAAATAGACAATGATGAATTAGATGTGTATATAACAGACTCTAATGGGAATATATTATACACTGTTGATATTGTTGAAGATTTAAATCTTATTGATGATGAAGATAATTATTATTGCATGCTTGAAAACAGTTCAACATTTGATAATATAAAATTTACATTTGGAGACGGTATTTCTTCTAAAAAATTAGAAAATGGTACATATGTATTATTTAAATATGCAGAAACATCTGGATTAACTGGGGATATAAATAATGCTTCTATCATAAATACTATAAATGATACTTTATATGATACAGATGGCAATTTAATATCATCCCTTTATGTTACCAATACGGATGCAATAACAGGGGGTTCTGATTATGAAGATACTACTGATATAAAGTCAAATGCAAGAAACTTATTTGCTTCAGGCTACCGATGTTGTACAACCTCAGATTGGGAGTCAATAGTAATATCATATCCTTTTGTTGTACAGTGTAAAGCATGGACTGTTGTAGATGAAGGGGGTTCAACATTAGCTTCAGATCAGAATCAAGTTTACATTACCGCATTAAATAGTGATGGTTATACATTAACAGCAGATCAAAAATTAGAACTTACAACCGATTTAACTGATAACTATAAATCTCCAACAGAACAAATAACTTATGTAGATATTGAAAAAGTATATGCTTCTTTTACATGTAATGTTACTATATCTGGTTGTACTACTGCAACAATACAAGCTAACATAAAAGTTGCATTATATGATGCATATAAATCTACAGCAAGTTCGTTTTATAAAAAAATATATCAATCAGATTTTGTCAAAAAAATAAGTGCTCTTGATTATGTAGTTTATCATGAAACTTCTATCAGAGCAATGGATTATAATATAGGATATTCTGAAATAAATAAAACATTCTCTACATATTATGTCAATTCAGATAACACTGAGTCTGTATTGGTTGTTCCAGATACACCCCAGTTATGGATTAAAAGAAAAATAGGGGGTATATGGCAAACTCCTGTAGAAATCGCATACTCAAGTGGATCTGTATTTGTTCCTCTTAGTGGATGGACACTCAGTTCTAATTCTATTTCGTATACAAATTACACTTACTCATATGTAATAGATACTATTATTAACGACCCTACTACCTATGGAACTAATGACCCCGATGATGATACTGATTTAGGATATATTATATGTTTATTGTATCAGACCCAAGACGGAGATGGTAACCAAGTTCAAACATTAAGATTACAATCAAGAAATCAAATCACCGATATTGATACAAGTTTTATTTTTGTAACTGCTACGGAAGAAGATTAAAAAATGGCTAGTCAAGTAGAATTTAAAAAACTTTTACCTAAAAAAATGCAACCCACAAAATGGGGATCATTTATAGACACATATCAATCTCAATGGGAAGATATTAGAAATGAAAAAGTTCTTCCTATAATCAATCAGTATAAAGTTGATAAAGCATCTAATGAAGAGTTGCAAAATTTAGGATACTTCTACGGATTTGATATACAATCTTATTCTGGAACATATACAGCAACATCAGAATATTTTAAACGACAAGTAAAATCAATAGTTAAAAGAATTAAAAATAAAAGTAATCAAAAATCATATAAATATATCTCGTCTATTTACGGGCTATCCAGTGAAGTATATCCTGTAATTGCCACAACCGCAGGAACTTTTGTAAATGCCTTATCGTCTACTGCATCAGAAGAATCAAAAATATATGCAGTTACTGAAACAGATCAAGAAGGAGATAATTTATATTATATTTATAATTCTGCCGGTGTTGATTACTATATTTATGGTTATCCCCAAAGTACTGGATTACCAGAGGCTTATACAGATTGTGATAATACTATTCAAACTGATAATACGGATAGTACAATTATTTCATACATTACAAGAAATATTATTTATTCCTATAAACATAAATATCTGGAAGAAAGTGATACATGGTTAAATAAATACACTTTAAAAGCATTAGAGCATGATGTTAATTTTAATCATAAGGCTACGGAAAGAATCTATTTTGAACCTTGGTTAAATGTTGAAATGTCTTCTGACAATCAATGGGAAAATAAAACATATTTTAATTATGATCAATCAATTAGTGGACAAGTAAATTCATTTGTAACATTAAGAGATTTAACAAATATTAAATATATTCAATTTGGTACTGGAAATCATTATGCTTCTGGAACACCATTATCAAGTATATCTGGAGTGCAATCAAAATCATTTTTTATTCCTAAAACAATAAATTCCGGTGAGGTTATCAGCGGTGTATATAACAACAGTGTGTGTAGTGGAATATGTGGGACAGTCCCTTCAGGAGTTTGGGGATGGAATATATTAAACACCTCTGGAGAAATTACAAGTGGTATGGCTGACTTTGATTTTATTATTTCAGAGAAAAATAAATTTACACAATTTACTGAATTTGCATTATTTAATGCAAATAGTGGAATTGTTGTATACTCTGCATTTCCCAAAGTTCAGTGGAATAATAGTATGTATAATAATATAAGGATTAAAATAAATTTAGCATAAACTAATAAGCATATAAGGTAAATAATGTCTACAACAAATCTTGGAAATCAAACAATAAATTGGAAATATAAAACTTCCCTAAAAGGGTCTAATTTAGCAAAATTAAACAATGGTGTGCAAGATCCAGGTATTTATTTAAATAATGGTGCTATTATTATAAGTGGCTATGGCATTGTCTCATCTTATGCAGGAAATATTATACAATTAAATCCATTTGAAGCTATATTTAAAGCATCGTCTTCACAAACAGTTCATATTGGAACAACAGATTCTATAAATTTATTTGATGGGGGTTTTGGATATATTACAGCATCTAAACCCTATATAACTATGAGTTATGCATGGGCAGATCAAATTACAAACTATATAGATTTTGCATTTAAAGATTTATCAAGTATCACTACCTATGATATTATAATTGGCAAAGCAAATTTTACATTGGGGGTTGTTAGTTCTATAGATTATACTAATGCTACATATCCTCCTCAATACGATTGGAGTAACAATACTTATGAAGTAAAGCAAGATCTTAATGTTAGTGGAAGTACCAATATCGTTGGAGATTTATATGTTGGTGGGAATTTTTCATCTAGCCAAGGCAATTTAAATCAAATAACTATGACTTCATCTGATGTGACAGTGACAAATGTGCAAGCTGGATTAGCAGGATTTTTGATTACCGGGACTTTAACTGCAAATGTTAATTTAATATTCCCAACAACCTACGTAAAATCATGGGTTATTATAAATAATTGTACTGGAAATTATTATATAACTATAAAAGAATCTGGTGGAACAGGGTTTACTTCTTCTCCTGGAACTTCTATGACAATATATTGTGATGGATCAAGTATACAATTACTTGACACTGTAATTACTGATCACGGGTTTTTACCTACCTCACAATGTGCTCT